AGAAGTTAAATTATCTATTGTAGCAACTTTAAGATTTCCACCTGAGAACTCTAGACTATCTCCAGAGAGATCTACTACTAAAGGACTAGCAACAGACCCAACTCCAGCAAGACCATCACCTATATTTATACCACCCATGTTAGCTGCGGGTATTAAACCTGTAGCATCTAGAGGACATATACCACTAGGCTGACCCATTGCTGGGTGTATATTGTGTATGTTTTGCCACAGGGTCATAAGTTCTTGGGATAGATAAAGAAATTGATCGTCTGCATAATTTAGGTTTGAACTTGTTATCTTAGATCCGGCAGTCCATGTTACTAGTTTCTGAAGAGCGTATGTTTTGCGTAAGATATATATGGTATCACCAGAAGCAATAACAGGTAAAACAATATCTGCTGCTCTACCACTTTGTGTGGTTGTCCATGTATAGTCTGCGGCTGTTTCTGAAAAAGTAATTATACCTTCGTCAGTATCAAATGTATACATAGAACTACCACTATTGTTACTATTTGGTAGTGTCCAGATAGACCAAGCTTCATCAGATGTAACTATGGGAGAAGGAGTAATTGCAATCGTACTGATATCAAACTTACGTACAACCATAATCTCATCAGTATCTGCAGTAGAAGAACCAAGTTGCGTAGTACTATCAAGTAAAGAAGAGATATCTACCTTATATTCGTTTCCGGTAATATCACTTCCTGTTTTTTTGATAAAAGTTAACTTATCTGAATTATTATCAATTGCCACGTTACATTCTCCTATGTAGTTAAGAAGTGATGAACCCTCTTGAATTTTCCTGAGAGTTCTAAGTTTGTTAAGTTCATTGGGTTAGGATAATCCGAACTAATAGTAATTACTAAGTCATCTGAAAAACCCATTAAAGGAAATTTAAATACCCCATCTAATTCATAAAAATTATCTCCCAATAAGGCTTCAGTTGAGTCTATAGTTTCATGTACAAAGGAATAAACCTTAGCAGTTCTACCCTTTCGTTGTACACTGATATCGTAAGATCCTGTGATATGGTGTCTAGCTATGCCATATCTAAGATTTAGGGTGCCGGGAATAATATTGTTTTCATCATCTCGTATAAAGATATCTGATAAAGTAACTAATGCAGTATATTTAGTTCCAGCTATTCCACTACCTAATCCAAGATAGTTACCATCAACTTCTACTCTAGTAAAATTATCCGTAGATCCTGAAGTAGCTATTGTAATATCTAATATAGAACCAGAGAAATCTCCACCCTGACATATAAACTGAGATAAACTTTTTAAGGATGTATCTAAGTCAAAAGTAGTTTTATTGGTACTAGGATCATAAGATATATTTGTTGCTGAAGCTGGGGTTCTATTATCAATCCTAGATATATTACCACTCTCAGGAACTAAAGAAAGTTTATGTAGTTGTATGATATCCTTCTCAACAGCATTCCTTTGTTGGATTACAGCATAAAGAAAATCACCTATAGAAATTATTGAGTGTATTTTCGCATCGGTATTTAGCGTAAAGGTAAAGAAAGCATTCTGAACAATCTGCTCTCCAGCAGTTTGGTTTCTATAAACAAACATAGTATTACTAGGCTCCTCACCACCAACAGCAAATATCATATTGTGAGCTGTTGATACAGTAGATGTCCAATAGTTATCTGGAAGATACTCTGGTGTGTGTCTAGATAGTTCAAAAGCTTGTTGACCCGATGCCTCTCCAATTGGAAAGTAAATATACAATCTATTCTTAGCGAAGAAGAATAGGTTATTGTTCATAACCAAAGGAGCCATGTCTTCTGTCATAGGAAAAAAGGATGTAGGTGCAATCTCAGCTGTTAGAGGAGAAATTTGATTCTCTGAACCCATGAGTTCGTATTGAGTATCTCCTGAAGTTCCTAGGAATAAGAAGTCTTTGAAGGGTTGTAAGAAAGTAATAGGGGTATATATATTTGAAGATACCTTAAGGTCAACAGGATCTCTAAAGGTTATGTTAGTAGGATCATCTAGAAAGAAACTATCAAAGTTTCCAATACGAGATGATATAAGAGTGTCTTCAGATGATAAGAATAACCTATCACGATAATATGAAATAGCTTTAATAGAAGATTGTTTAGCCTTACCATTAGAGTCTTTAAAGAAAGAGGGTCCAGGATTACTTTTTGTTGTTCCAGAAGTTCTATGATCCCAATCTATCTTACGGATTGACCATTGTGGATCATCTTCACCATCATCATTTTGATTAGTAACATCTAGGTATATTTGCATAGGCATTCTATTTTGATCTATAACACCCATTTCGTCGGGTGTTCTTAGTTGTTCTAAATAGGGTGTAGTATCATTATTAATAACACGATACCATCCAGCTGTGCTGCTTAGATAAGCTTCACTTAGGTAATATACTTTACCTCTTCCTTCTGAATCTCCTGTATTTGGGTATAGTTCACGTATGGTTTCTTTAGTATCCGAATCACCATTCCATGCAGGTAGATCATTAGCATCTGGAGGAAACTTAAGGTCAGACCATTTACTAACAGATTGACCTAAGTATAGAGTTTCTCCGTTAGGATATACATAGTCTTCAACAGGGATATAAGATGTATCATTTCCCGTGTCTTCCCATAGTAAATTTACAACACCGTCGGCATCTACTGGAGGATCATTATTTCCTTCAGCATCCTCACCTGACGAATTAGTAGGACCAGGTAAAGCAGTACTATCTAAACTATCCTTAACTTTATATATACTGCCGTCGTATATAGCTGTTTCACCCCAAATATAATCACTAAAAGAAGTCCATACCTCTGCCTTACCCGCTGGATCTACTTTAATTGAGGATTGGTATTCAATTTTACGACCCTTAATATCTGTAGTTGTAGTTTTTTCGCCATTCATATCGAACATATAGTTATCAGTTCCATCGCTAGTAAAACCAGCCTTAGCTACTGTGTTTAATACTAGGACAGAAGATCCAACAGAACAAGCTCTTAGATTATCTTTAGCCTTACCCATACCAAAAGTTAGATAAGATCTAATATCATTTGAAATATTTGGATCTACCTGTTGTTTAGATAAAGACCCATCATCTTCTAGCTTATATACATAAAGAAGATCATCATTAGCACCTGCCTTGTAGTCAATGCTAATAAGATACTGTTGTTTTCTACCAACAAGAAACCAGTACCACCAAAGATCTTTATTCTCTAATGCAGGAATACCAAGATCTGCTCCAAAATCTCCTACTATCTCAAATCCGTTTCTCTTATCGATAGATCTTTCTGTAGTACAGAACATGTTATCCATATCTTGTACTTCGCTAGGTAGTCTTTTAGTAGGAGCTTGACGACCCACACCACCACTGAAAGTATTTAGGGGTATCTTTACTGGAAAATACGATGATCTCTTAGCCATGCTTATCCTCCAGGATTAGTTGTTTGCCAGTATCTTAAGTAGGAGGAGTCTCTGTTAAATGCATTACGATTTCTAGCTTCTGTAAGCTTAGCCGAAGAAGCTGAGAACACAGTCCTACGACGGTCATCGAGGTCTGCTCCTTTACCCTTAGCCATATAGACTCCCTCTAAACCAGCCAAGTAATTATCAGCATCACCATCGCCTTGAGTAATCATTTGGTATTGTCTAGCAGCAGCAGCTAATATAGCTCGTTGAACTGGAGTATCCATGTCTTCCCAATTCACAGCCTGAATAATTTCAATAATATATTCAATATTTGCAGCCCATTGAGCAGTTTGGTCTGTTACATTCCATAGATATTTGGAAGTAGTTCCTTTAGATATACCTATGATACGATAGTTATCTACGCTATTGTGATCAGACAATAACTCAGCTGATAATGTATCGTAAGGTGCTGTCGGTAATGCTATTTCTCCCTTAGCATCTAAAGAAGTTTTCTTAATGTATCGGTTATTAGCAATTCCTCTCATTTGAAAATCACGAATAAATTGATCTAAACAAAACTGAGCAGTCTCAGTATCAAGACCACTGTTCTCATCTAAGTCGGATACTAGGGATTCTCCTGCCATCAACAACATGTTATTTACTGCATCTAGTTTAGAAATACTTCCCATTGTGATCCTCCTTTAGAAATTTAAGAATATGTGAAATTTGAAGATAGTGCTAAGATATAGGCAGCAGTTGTATTTGTTGCCCGAACTCTAGAAACACCTATAGGAATTAAGGTACCTACTGGAACAGCTTTAAAGAGAGTAGTTGTACCACTCTTAGTAATTACTTCTACATCTCCTGCCCCCCCTACATAAAGGGCTTCGCAAGGTAGATTAGTTTGTGCATTAGAGTCATGCGGAGTAACTGCTACCGCGTCTTTATATTGATTGTAAGCCATACAAATCCTCCTTTTAAAAAAGCCCCTTGCCCCCCAGAGAGGGGCAAGAGACGTATATGAATAGAGTAACTAATGTTACGCTACAGTGTAGCCATCAGCATCCACATCCAAGAATCCTGATGCACGCATAGCAGTACGGTTACGAGAACCGTCTGATTCCGTTTCAGGATCGCCAAAGCCATGAACAATAGCAGCACATTCAGGACGTAGAACGCCTGTACCAGCCATCATCGAAGCAACCGTGAAAGCTGTATTTCGACGAACATCATCAACAGTGTCTACCTTTAGACCCTGTAAACGAATACCTGCAATAGCCTCTGGAGTCCACATAACCGCACGAACACCTTGCTTAAGAGCTGCAGTATTAGTCTGATTGATAGTGAAGTCAAGATTGTACTTGTCTTCACCGAGTGTATTACCACCACTTACATTCCCCATGGTATCACCAACATGGTTACTCTTAACGAGAGTACAACCCATGTACTCAAGAGTATCGTGTAG